ATGTTCTTCTTCTGGCTAAGCCTTAAAGCAATTTGTTCGTATCTAGACTGAGTAATATCATTTCGAACTTGGAAAACATCAGCTCTATAGAAGAAGTTTCTTATTTGAGCTGATTTATCAAATGTACCTGTTTTCCTAGTTTGTCTTGCAATTACTTCGCCAGTTCTTGCTAACTCACTATTCAATGCTTGAAACTCTTTATCAGCTTGTAAATCTGGAGCGTCTTGCTGAATCAAAGATCTTAAAGCACCAGGCTTTTGAAGAACAATACCATCAGCACTTGAAACGAATTCAAAGTTAAAAGTTGCCTGACTACCACGTCCACTTAAGTCACCTCTAGCATTTCCATTTAAGAACTTAGACAACTCTTCATCATTCGTGTATCCAATAGCCGCTCCTCTCAATCTAATTTCATCTTCAATAATCTCTAATGCATTAACAAGACCTTCAACTTGATTTACAAAAAGAGTTTCTAACGCTCTAGGAAACAGTCTTTTTCTGTTCCTAATAAGCTCTTCAAAAACAGAACTAGGCACCTTGTTGTACCCAGGTGGTCTAATTTGAATATGACCTTGTGAATCAGCAAAAACTTCTAAACCAAGGATTTGCGCAACATTTGGAACTTGAGTAAAAACATTTGAATAATCTGACTTAAACAACCCCATCTTTCCTGCAAGTGCTCTTTCAAATGCTTGAATGTCATAATCCTTATCATACTGATCATCAACAACAAGAAGGTTAGGATCCTCATTTGCTTTTACCTTCCAAAGCCTTCTAAGAGTCAACCATTTTAACTTTCTTCTAAATTGTTCTCTTTGATTTACTCTCTGTGATTCTGTCTGTGTTCCTTCATTAATGTTTTCTGCAAGAGAAAAGTCATTGCCAAAAACAGACATTGTTCCATCACTTGTGTTTGATTGCTTGTAAGCTTCAAATAATTGATTTTCTAACTCTACAATTTGAGTATCCAACTCAGCTAACTTTGTAAATGCCTGTTGTGCTTCAGGGACTAAACCTCCCGGAACATTTGGATCACCATCTGCTTGAGGAGACCTGATTTGATTTCCAGAAGCATCAACGCCGGTAATATTAGGGTTTCCTGCATACTGTGTTGCGACAAGAGTGAATGCATCAAAAAGCCTTGCTCTATCATCTAATGCTCTGTCAAGTCTAGAGTTTGCTTTGGTCACATTGTATTGACCAAGAAGTTGAAATTTCAATCCTTGCTCACTAAGAATAAGTTTCTTAAACGGAATAAAGTTGCCCCAAGCTAGATTGTTTTGTTGGAGATCTCCAATCAAATTTCTAAAGAATGAGACAGCTACATTTACGTTGTTTAAGTCATCTCGTCCGCCAGCACCACCCTGCTCTACATTGAATGCCAATGCGCCATTATTTACGGCTCCATTGATAAAGTTATTATAATTATATGGCTGTCCTGTAATTAACAAAGACAATACATTCATTACATCCTGTCCAGCAAATGGATTAGCTGTCAATCTAGGAGACGTTCTCTCTCGATTAAATGAAGGCGGATGCCTTGGACCATTGAAGGTAAATGTTCCAATACCAGACTTCCAACGGTATACAAATCCATCTGGATCAAAAAAGATTCTCTGATAGTTTCTTGGCTGCTGTTCATCTTTTCTTTCATTGTCACCAATACCATACAAAAAGCTAGATATTGGAGACCCAAGAAATCTAGAACCATTTTTAAACTTAACAGCCCCAGTAAGAAGTAGCTGCTCATTCTCTGGTAATAACTTAGGATTTTCTCCGATCAAAAATCCAGTAGATGCATCAAAATCTAAATCGAAAGGTGTAAGTGGATCAAAAATCTCTCTATCAATTGGAGCAACACCAGGGTTTAAATTAATCTGACCCATGTTAAAGTAATGACAATTATCATTACAGTTTATATTTAGAATATAAGATCCGTCTGAATAACTTGAACTTACACTATTCACAATTCCAGCACCAACATGGACACCAGCAGCTTGACGTGTAAAGTCATTTCTCATTGATGACCAAAGCCACAATGGAAAGTCTGGACCCATAATCGCATCTTTTTCTGCTTCAATAAAAGCGCTTTGAGCCTTAGACCCTCCAAAGAAACCTGTTACATTATTAAAACTTTGTTCAAGATTGTTTATAGTAGTGTTTAAACTTGTAAGTAAATTACTCCCCGTACCATAAGCTGAACCTTGAGCTATACCTGTGGCTTGTTGGTCTACAGTTGTTTTAGAGCCCATAAAAACATGAATACTATCCATTACTTGAATAATATGCTTGTTACCAAACTGAAGACGCATTTTTTCTCTAATATAATTAATTTGCTTTCTGTTATCAGCAGTTGTAACGTCATCAAGTTCTAGCTCTCTTTGTGCTTTCAGGTTAAGAATAAGCTGAGTGTTTTTGATAATTGTACCTAGTTGTCTACCATCTTCTTGTGATAAAGCTACTGGGCCTTCAAACGCACTTGGGTCTATGTCTGCTCCAGCCCCTACACCAAACAATCCTGGATCAAAATTAAACAAAATTTCAGGACCACGAGTAGTGTTAGGACTAGCTCCCGGATTGCTTGCTCCTAAAGAACCGGACTCAAGAAATGCTCTAACTCTTTTGTTTAAGAGGGTGTTTTCATTTACTCTTACTATAATTCCAGGAAGATTTCTAGATCTTCTTGATCTATTTAGTCTTGCAACGGCTTCATTAGTTTGTTTTTGAAGTTCATTTTCAGAAAACTGAAATACTTGTGATGTTTGTCTTGGGTTGAAGGCATCAGCAATAGCGTGGTCAATGTCTTCATTTGTAATAAACATTAGCTTATATGGATCTTGAATTTGTAAGCTAATGGAACCTTGCCCCCAACGAGTAGAATGCACCACTGTTGCGCTTCCAACCAAGGTCAACTCAAACACACCTGTGCCCTGACCAAAAGAAGGAGCAAATGGAGATTGAGGAGCAACCATCCATGTAGTAAAAAGCTCTGGGTTAGAGAAGCCTTTCCATTTATTTATAGAATCTAAACTGGACTTTGTTTTATCATTAAAAAACTTTAAACCAAAAGCCTCAGCAGCTTGTGCTCCTGCTGTAATTAGCGGAAATAATAAATCATCAAACTGTCCGTCATTTCTTTCAACAACTCTTTCTAATTTAGTTAGCTTTTCATACGTAGCAATCGCCTGACATTTGTTCTGAAATAATCTTTTAGAAGCTTTGATGAAGTTCTTATCTGCTGTGTCCATCTTATCAAATCGATAATTGTTGATAAGAGATGTAAACATTTTCTTTTTAACAACAACAGTTAAGTCTGGTTCTTGCAACAGTGGCTCAAAAAATCTTGGCTTTACATTACGAATGTAACCGCTTTCAACGTAAGATCTTTGCGCTGTGCTATCAATCCTCTTAGCAAAATCTCCAAGCTCTCCATATGGAACTGTTTTACTAGGATCTGTTTGATCTATAGTGTCCAAGCTTCGCGGAGTGGTCTCTGCAGTGCCAGCTTGCTCATTAAGACCTTTTAATAGATCACTTCCAAATGACATAAATTACCTTAAAATTATCTTAAAGAATATTGAAATCATCACTAATTAGTGATAAGCCACCAGTGGCCAAAACATTTAGCGCATTCTTGTTTTCATCAGAAATTTGCTTAAGACCATTTGCAGCTGATTCAAAAATGTTTTCGCCTCTTGGCTGCTGTGGTGGTGCTCTGAAAGCTGTAAGTGAAGAGTAAGAATTCTTTGGCCCAAAGTCTCTATCCCAATTGCTCATACCCTCATTTGGGTCCTTGTGCCATGCAAAGAAGTTAGTTCTGAATCCTCTCTTCTGTGTTACTTTGAATGTGAAGTTATAATTGAACATTCCAATATTTTGAGCAGATTCTGTAAAGTTAAAGTTTTCAAAATAACCCCTGTACACTTCACCAAACCAATAAATCTCTACAGTAAACGCGAGTTGTGCTAATGTTGGTTTTGTTCTAGAATTAATGATATTTTGACTCTGTGATGAATCAAGAAAATCTCCAGCAATAGAGGCTGCTTCTCCAAGAAAAGTATTACCTATTCCTCCAATTCCACCTTCTCCACCAAATAAAAGATCATCAAAACTAGATTGTTCTGCTCTGTCTCTTTCTGCTGCAATAAGTAATGCATATGGATCGAACATTAATTGTTCGTTTCTATAAACATCATATAGAACATTAATTCCTTCAATCCCAGATGTTCCTGTAGTGCCTTCTATCTGTAATGTTCCAAGGTTTTCTCCCCAGTATTGAAGAATGTATCCACCCTTAGCTCTTGTAGCACTTACTTGTTTTGAGAAATTATACTGTACCTGTTGAGGATTAATATACATTTCTACAATTGGTTGCTCAGGGACAAAAAATCTCATTGTTTGTCGCCTGGCCGCTCCAGCTCTTCCAGGATTTAACTGACCCTGACGAGTAGCAGCACCACTTGGCCCAGGAGGGCGATTTGTGTTATTAAAAGGATCATTGCCAGGTGCAAGACCAGTTAAGGCACCAGAAAGATTAGAGAAATAATCTGTTCCTCTTCCTACTCCGTCTGCTGCGGCTTCAAATCCTCCTGGTTCAAAAAGTCCTGGCATTATATTTTCCTTTTAATTATGGCGCTTTCCCGCCAGTTGCTCTAGATGAGGCAGAAGACATTTTTGCAGGACCGCTAAATAATTTATCTCCTGCTGTAGTTTCTAATATAATTCTTAAAGTATCTGAGTCTAGCTTAACAACAGGAGGGGTTCTAGACTCTCCAGCTGCATCAGGTAAAACTCCAGGCATCACAATTCCAGTAGCTTGACCTACAGGTCCAGGAGCCCTACCAGCATTACCTCTTGCAACAACTGATCTAATTCCTTCCAATCCCTCTCTTGCTTGCCCAAGAGCCCTACGGCCCATTGCTCCTGCAATACCCTCTGTTCCTGGGCCTGCAGGCACTCCAGCTGGGGTAGTCCCAAGAACGTCACTACCAAGACCTGCAAGCCTGCCTAGAACAGCCCTAGCGCTTCCCTTGTATTGGAATGTGTCTTCGTCTGGACTACCTGCCGCTATTCCTCTTGCTTTTGCAGCTTGCTCTGCTCTTTGGATAACTGTGCCTACGTTTCCGCCACCAACTATATTTCTTGCTAAAAGAGCTGTATGAATCTGAGACTCTCTAAACAAAGCTTTTGTACTATTAGCCACTGTGACTAATGAATCTCTTTGTTTATCTTGAGTTGCTCTATCTGCTTCTAATGCGTTGCCAATAGCAGCTTGACCTCTTGATAACATTTCTGAATCAGGACCTGTGCCAGATCTAAAAGCTTCAAGAAGCTTGTAAGCATCAGCATCACTCTTTACCATTTGCCCAAATGGTCCTTGTCTTAAGAATGCCAATTGCTTTGTAAGTTGTGACGCTGCATTTGCATCTTGAGCACCCTCATCAAGAGTTACAATTCTTCCACCAAACTGTTGACGAAGCGCTTGTTCCATTCGTTCATACACACCACGAACATCGCCTTGTGCAATCATCTGATCGATTTGGAACGCTCCCTGCAAACCTCCGGCTCCTCCAGTTTGCTGAGACAAAAATGCTTTTTGAGCAATTCCCATCTGTTGCATAGAGCCAGTAATACCTTCAATAATTCTCTTCGCAGGCTCGATACCAATTCCAGTATTCATCAATGCTCTGGAAAGACCGCCTACCAATTCTGTAGCTGACTGTGAAGTATTACCTAAAGAAGAAAAACCTTTAACAATGTTATCTACCGACTCTCTAAAGTCTTTAAATGAAACGCCTACTGCGTTTGCCATCTCAGACATTCTTGATAAATAATCAAGAGAGTTGGCTGATGCTTGACCAAACTGCCTGAACTCTAAATCCATTGCTCCAAGGACATCTTTGAAATCACCAGTAGTTCCTCTAGCAACTCTCATTCCAAGTTCTAACAATCGTACAGATCTTCCTGTCCCATCTCCGGCTCTTACAATAGAGTCAAATGCACCAGGGATTTTCTGAAGCTCAAAAGCATACTTTTCAACTTCTCCAACTCCAAGGTTCATACTAGTCGCTGTACCTTCAATTGCAGCATTAAATCTAGATAACTCTCTTGGTAGGTTTTCAATGAAGTCTAATCGAGAGCCTTCTCTAGAAAACCCTCCAAATTGAGCTCTCATGCCAATTAAGGCATTCTCCATTCGCCTCATCCCACTAACAGCGCCAGCAAATTTTTCAAAAACACCTAGCGTTTTTTGAAGGCCACCCACGACGCCGCCTAAGCCAGGTATATTGCCTAAAGAATCTAAACTTTTTCTTAGATTTGAAAGATCTTCTGAAGCAAGTTTAGATGTTCTATCACCGACAACTTCAAGGTTGTCTCCAAGTCCATAAAGGTTGTTTCCAAGATTAAGAACTGAAGTTCCAAGAACTGAGAATGATGTGGCCGCAAGAGCAACTTTACGATCAAGACCTTGTAACCCTGCTGCTTGAACTAACTTTCCTAACTCGCTTTCTAAATTTTTAGCGCTTGAAGATAGTCCATCAAGTGAAATGCCGAGTTTGCCAAGAGACCCGTCAGCTCCTGCGGACATGTTAGTTATTTTTACACCGGTAGCTGTTGCAGCATCACCGGTTTTCTTTACTTCGTCTGTTACTTTTCTCTGACTAACAGCATGTTTTTCTGCAGCATCTGCTGCTTTTCTAGAAGCTTCTGCTGTTTTGTTTACTTCTTCTTTACCTATACGAAGCCATTGCGCAACAGCAGACACCTTGTCAGGAATGCTTTTTAATACAGCATCAATAGACTTGAGAGTTTCGTTAAGTTGCCTTGCGGTATCCGGATCCATTAGTCATCATCCTTCATTAGATCTTCTTGAATAACTTTTCTCCTTCTTCTATGTTTAATCTTACTAAACTCAGCTTCACGCTGCTGCAACAAGATTTGAGTAGACTTTTCAAAGTCTTCCTCAGAAGCCTCAAAGTCTGGCTCTTCTTGCTTAGCCACAGCTTGTGCCATTTCAGCATTAAAGAAAGATCCCAAGAAAACAGAGTAATCTTTGTATAGTTTGTGCATGTCTTGCTGATCTTGGAGCCAACTCTGATACATCCAAACCCAAGTATACTCATCCATATCTTCAATAAATGATGAGTCGGGAGACACTCCATAGGTCTTGCACAAAAACCATATGAACCTATGATCTGGCTCCCTTACGATTTTTTTACATTATCAACAATTTCTTCTGCATCAGACCCAAGATCTTTTTCTACATTCTTTGAACTACTCTCTATCATACGAGAATATGCGTCCCAAAGTTTAGTAGTAACTACTTCTTCAAAGTCATCAATTACTGAAACTTTGTCTTCTACTCTATCAGAACCAATAACCGTTGATATTGGATTTCCATCAATTTCAAAAAGAGAAAAAGCTAAAGTGTAATTTCTAATCATCATAGCTTCGCCAATATTAGAGGTGGCATCTCTTGCTGCCTTTTCCATAACAAAACGAAGCTCTTTACTCTTTAATGAACGAAGTCTAAATTCTACTTTTTCAATAGTTACTTCTGTTACTAATCTTCCAATTCCAGTCAACAACTCCAAACGACTTACGGCATTAGGGTTAGCTCTTTTTTGTCGTTGAACTTGTCTTGCTTGTTCAACTTCTCTTTCAATTTGTTTAATATCTTTTTCCTTCACAGAAGGTGCTGGGCCAGAATTAAAGTTTCTTTGAATTACTTCTTGTGGAACTCCTATTGTTGAAGGTTCTCTAGGATCATAATCTTCTTCCCCTGTTCCATCAACAGTTAAAACCTTAGTTGCTCTACCAAAGCTATCTTCTTCGCCAAAACCTACGCTGCCCAAAGAACTAGATACAGTTCTTCTTCTTCTACGATTGTCTTCCATTACTTACACTCCTATTGTTCGGATAGAATAGTCCATCCGCATAATATAACACCATTTTATAGTGTCGTAATTTGAATTATGCTCCAGAGCCATCGAATGCACCAAGTAAATTGGCCGCATCGAGAGCACCACGGTAATCTCCGAAACCTCTGTCAGCCTGACGCTCAAATGGATTGAGTGAAAGCTGTGGGTTTTGAGGTACTGCGTTCTGATTAGCGTTAGCATTGCCTCTCTGGCTAACGATTGTTTCAGCGTCCCAGCTCATTTCGTCAACAATAACAAAATCTTCTGCACTGTATGTATACGAAATAGACTTAATCCAAACATTTTTAATTTCTGTAATGATGATATTTTCTTCATCACCTTGAATAATGTCATAAATTTGAATATCAAAAGGTTCACGCTGAGCATGAACGTGTACGAATCCTCTACGGAATGCCTGAGCAATTCGTACACCGTCAAATCTTGTACGTCTACAACTTCCAGTGATGTCAGTTGAAACGTTTGGAGCAGAGTCAATGAAACCGTCAGTACCAACCTCTGGAATCTTTTTAATCTGTCTTGTTTCTGTTACCTGAAGCGACATGACTGCGCCAACGATAGCTGGCCCCTGACCATTATCTACAGCAATATAGATATTGGTCGAAAGGTGCGTTCCCGTCCTGCTTCTACCTTCGTTTGTTACGACGTTTGTTGGGTTTCCTTCTACTCTAAGTGGCATAGTGTTTTACCTCAAATTATAGCAGTCCAATTCCTACTCTAATAAAGATGAAGTTGACTGGGTATACTGGTTGCACCTTAACAGTGATGTTCCACTGCGTTGGATCTACCTCGTCTCTAGAAATCTTCAAATCTCTAAAGTCGCTAATAAGACCCTGACCGATGAATCCTGCTAATGTGGATTTTGCTCTTGTAGCTAAAGCTGCCTGGAAAAGAGGAGAATCAACTTGACCAATAAATCCATCAAATGCTGTTCTCAACTGCTTGGCAATTCTATCACGAATGAATACGATAGAGATTTCACGCTCTTCAACGAATCCGCTGGTTGTAGTTGTTTGTCCACGAATTACTCTACCACCACCAATAACTGGCTGTAGAACCGTGATGCCTGCTGCCGTTAGGTTTTCAAGGATGATTGGCCTGTAAAGCTTATCACGAAGAATCGTGAATCCTGTCAATACCTTTCTAGTAAGTGGCAATGCAATGTTTGGTACACCTGATAAGAATCCTGCTGCAGCTGCTGCTAAGAAGAACCCATCAACCAAGGTTCTATCTGCTCCAATCTGAACAACAATCTCATCTGGGTAGAAATAAACTACACGGAAAGTGCCACCAAAAGCATCTTGAACACCGTAGTTCGCAAGGTCTTCTACATCGCCTGCAAGAATCTCTGAAAGATCGTCTCCTTGGATTCCCTCAAGAATACCAATGTCTTCAACAGCTGCTGGCGTAGTGCCAATTACATTTTCTGGATCTAAACCTCTAATTGCGCCAATAAACAACACTCTTTCTTTACGTCTCTTAATGTTGCTCATCGTCTTTACATGGTTTGTACCATTTTGAAAGACTTGGCTAATAGTCTGAGAAGGAAGTGGGACAACAATATCCAAATCAATTCTTTCAAGAGACTCGTAAGCACTCAACCAACCTACATCGAAGAAGTCAGCATCCTTTACATCAACAACAGTGGCTCTTAATACTGCCCCTGCTCCAAGCTGTGCTGCTAAATCGCTTGTAAAGAGAATTTTTGAACTTTCAACTGTATCATCAACGACCTGGAACTTAACGTCCTCCTCAGTCACGAAACCGGAACCGTTGACAACAAGCAAACCGTTTTGAACTGCTGCTACTGTGTATGTTCCATTATTAGCAGCATCTCCTTCAAAAATCTTCAAAGTTTTACCAACATCGTCAGAAGTGAATGGAACACCACTAGCAAGAGTAAATCCGCTAACTGTAGCTGTGATAGCTCCATCATTATCTTCCTTGATTACTGCGTCAGTCTGAACAACAGTGTAAGAGAAAGAGTATGCTACATTATCAATGAACTCGCCAAAAGGATTTGCTTCAATAGTAGAGTCGTAGAAAGGTACTTTGTTAGGAATTACCTGGGATTCTACGCCAGTCGTTGGGTCAGTAATAAAGAAGTTGATATTGCTATCGGTATCTGGAGTGATACCAATTGGTAAAGCAAAAGTTAAATCCTCTTCTGTAGACCCGCCAGAAGCCTCTTCTTCAAGAATATAAGATACTCTTCTAGGAACAGCTGGAGCTGCTTGAACTGCCCAAACACCCGGAGTACCGTTAGCAAATGCCAACTGAGCACCAAGTGACAATCTATTTGTTAAATTTGGATCGCCATGTTTTTGAGTAAGCTCATCTAAATCTGTAAAGAACTCTGGATCGTTTAAGTCTGCTTCTGAAATATACGTTGCAGTAAGAGAATCATCAACATTAAGGATTCCCCCTCTTACCTGAATGGTGAATCTATCACCTTCTTGGAATGGAGTCATTCCTTCATTAATTGCAAAACTTAATACTCCATTGCTTACAACGGTTCCGTTGGATTGCCAGAAAATAGTATTTCCGTAACCGTCAAGCAAAGTTCCGCTAGTAGAACCAGTTACGACAAATTTTGCATAACCGTCGATTGGGTCTCCGTAACCATCTCTAATAACCGAAGATACACGAACCGTCCAGGTTTCAGTTGGTGCATTTGGGTCAACAAGCTCTAGTGAAGAAATGGTTCCATCACCAACATTCAAAGAGCTAGCGCTGTAGAAAGAGCCGCCTTGGTCAACTAAAGCTGCTTTTTGAAGTTCAATTCTTCCAGTTTCAATGTCAATCTTATAATCAAACTCTGAACTAAAAGATGAACCATCAATCGCACCTTCAGTTCCGTCAAGAGGAACCCCATTTCTGAATAATGTTGTACGATTGCTCACGATAGGAGCTGCAGACAAAAGGAAGTGTCTTCCGTCTGAACCGTTAGGGCCTGAAAAACTTGGGTCAAACCCATCATTACCATTGCCATTTGCTTGAGCAATGATGGTTTCTCGTCTTTGGCCTTCGCCAATTATCGCTGCTAGTCGAACACCAGTTGGAATTGAAAGACCGCTGGAGAACGTTTCGACTAGCGTATATACGCCTGGAAGTGCATTGTTATCGCCTGGAAAATTTGGCATCGTATAAATCCTTAAAAGCTAGCTGAAAGACCTACTTCTTCTAAGATACGTGATTATTACTATTACTTACGCTTTTCTGCTGTAATAAAACTCAGGCATCTAGGTCGATTGTTGGGAAAGTTAGGGTAGAGATATTTCTTACTTCAAGATTTGGTGCAGATGCCCCTGGAGGGTTTACTGAACCAAACTCTACACAAAAAGTTATTGTGTCTATTATATTGCTGATTGGAATTTCCCTTCTCCATTCTCCTCTAATTTCTATATTGACTGACTGCCTAAAAAGCTTATCGTTCCTATCTTCTTCCTGTGAAGGATCGCTTATGCTTAAATTTGGCTTGATAGATACACCCATTCGAGATAAATTACTCCAATTTAAATCAACTAAAAGCATTGCAATAAGTTCAATTAAATCATCTCTTTCTCTAATACCTCTTGATAAAACTTCAATAGAAATCGAACCTTCCCAAGCGCCTGCTAGCACATATTTATCTGGAACGCTCATAAAAGTTCTGTTTCCATATCCGTCAACTACCTCCTGCTGTTTCCATTCAACAAAATATCTGTTTCTATTAAGAGAAATTGGAACATAACGAAAAGATCCACCCTTGACTAGAATGGCAGGATAGTAGATGATATCGAATCTGTTTTGTTCTCCAATAAAGACTCTGGTAGTAAGATCATCATAAAGACCAGCATCAGAAGGCAAATCCGTATGATCTGGCGTAAAAGGATAGCCCCATTCATCACGAACAAAATGATATTTACTATCTCTTGCAAAATATTCTCTTAATGAAGAAATTATTGCATCTTTTGGCACACGGATCATTGTATTCTGCACTACATTATAGATGTCGTACAGATCTGTTATTTGATTAAATCCTGCTGCCATTCAAGTACCTCTATCCTATGTCAGAATATTCTCAATAACTCTACGAAATTATCCCCAGAAACTCTCTTGACAACACTTTCTAGAAAGCTTACACTATGTGGGAAAGGAGCTTACAATGCTAAAAACAACTTGCTACACCATGATTTCACTCTTTCTTCTTGCCTGCGGGGGCGGGGACGCTTTCACCGGCGAAGGAGAACTAAACCAAAATACAGGTGGTAACATCCCTGAAAACCCCGAGCCCGGCTCTCTGGCTGGTCGTGGCGGCTCTACTGGTGGCAGCGCCACTGAGACCGGAGGTCAACCCACTGAGGTTGGTGGTACCGAAACGGGAGGAACCGAAACCGGTGGTACTGAGACTGGTGGTACTGAGACTGGTGGTACTGAGACTGGTGGTACTGAGACTGGTGGTACCGAAACGGGAGGTGCTGGTACTGAAAATGGCGGGAGCCCTAACTTTGCAACACAACCTGCATTTGTAGATAACATTGCGCTGCCGCCTGGCTGCACCGTTTGGCATGATAGTTTTTGGAAGCCAGAGAGAGGAACTATTCTTCTTGAGCACGCTAACGGGCAGACTTATGACGGTAACGACTATGTCAGCCTTCTTCACTGCAATGGCGACTGGATTCTTCACTGTGAAGATTCTAGTGAAAATCCAGAGCTTGGAAAGGGTGTGAGCTACCCAACAACTGGTGGGGCAGCACTATACTGCACAACCAAAAAGATTGAAAGCTCTCAAATGGAAGCCCAATGTTGCATTAATCTTCAAATGCTAATTCAAAATAACGATTGGGATATTTGATTACCAAGTGTACGTAAGAGTAGCATCAACAAGGTATAGCTGACCATTTCCTGCAGGAGCCTCCCCAATAATAGAGAACTCTAAGATTTGGTCAGTTATATAAGTTGAACCAAAAATAGATGCAGTTTCAGCGTTACCTATACCTGAAGCAGCAATTGCTATAGCACCACTATCAAGAGGCCCTGTACCTACAAGTCGTGCTCTAACTTCTACGTCTTCAGCATTATTTAGAAAGTATCCAGTAACACTAGCAGAAGAAAACCTTGCTCCTTCTGGCATGAGCAAATATAGTGGAATGTTCCAAGATACACCTGTTTTGAAAGCTACTGTGTCAAGATTTACTTGTACTTCATTATCACTAACCAAAATAGTACCAACAGAAGGAATTCCTCCATCAGAATAAACAATAGAAGTTCCAACGGAAGAATACTTGCCTATGGTTCCATAGTTGCCATTTAATTCAGATGTTATTAAATGATTAATATTATGTGTAACTAAATGATCACCACTGATAATTGCATCTGCCGTATTAGGAGGAATAATTTGAATAGATGAGCTAGAGAGATAATTATTTTTAATAATTACATCGCCAGTTGAAGCGCTTGTATTTATATAAGAAGTAATAAAACCATTGGTTGGTCTTAATAAATGGTTATTTGTAATTTGACCACTACTAGAACCAGTTAACAAAACGCCTGTTCTTCCGGAAGAAATTAAAAAGTGATTTACTGTTACTTCAAAATATCCTGATTCATCTACTACCAATATTCCATTAATTGTTAATACGGTTGCTAATTGAGCAGGAGTACCTTCAAAAGATCCAAATTCGTTATTAACAATATTTACCTTTTTAGAAGATCCTGCACTCACATGAGCATGATAGAATCTATTATTAGCAATGTACATTCCTGTGCCAGTAGTAGTTGTTATATCTTCTACGCCTTCGGCTGCTGGAATAAATAAAGCTGCAGCATTATTGTTGACAACCGATACATTTCTGTTAGATTCCTCTGTTACACCTCCAGTAACATCTTCATCTGCAAATAGTAAACCAACAAACCCATCTTGCATAGAATTTCTTTCAATTGTAACAAGCTGAGATTTGAAAGGAGTACTTTCTGCCGTGAACAATATAGACTGAAAACCTTCAATTATATTATCTATAATTTTAACATTTCTAAGCTCAGTTCTATCATGTTTACCTGCAGGAGTTCCTGTTTGGTAAAACCCAATTGCGCAATTAAAGCTATTAGAACTTGCATTAAATGTACAATCTTTGATAGTAATATTACTAATTACATTTGATCCAAATTCAGTAAATAATCCAATATATGGATTTCTATCCCCTGTTGTATTTGTGCTGAAAGTACAGTTGCTTATTTCTACATCGCCAGAGTTTAACGTAATACAAGCCTCTTCGTTTACAAGGTTAGCTAAATCGCCAACTGCTGCAGTAACAGTGTTGTTGTAAACAAAATCAACATCTCTAATTTTTACGCCAGAACCTACAAGCAAACCTACAACAGAGCTAACAGTAATTGTTCCGCCTTTTCCTTGCAAAACAATATCAGCAGCAATGTTTGAAAGATTTACTTGACTATCAATGGTTACATTCCCTCTAACATCAATCTGTATTCTAGATGCGTCAGTATTATTTGCCCAAGTTATAAGTTGCTCAAATGATGTAAAACTGCCAATTCTTGAATCATCTGAAATGCTTAAGTCAATATTTGCACTTTCATTGTTTGAAAACTTTTTTGCATCTCTAATATTGCTTAGTGCAACAGATGTAATTGTAGCAGTAAGAGTGTATAAAACCAAAAGATCCTTACGCTCATTTACAAGCTCACTGAATGTAGCTGATGGAATGAAATAAGGCGTACCTCCACCAGTTCCTGCTTCAGCAAAGAATTGCTCTTTTGAACTTGTAAGAACAATTGTTACAAAGTTTCCATCTTGGTCAAGGCAAATCGCCCAATCTACCATGCTTCCTGAACTGCCTCCATCTGGCACAAGCTCAGGGATTCTCACTTTTGCATTATTGGCGGTTACAACCGTTCCGTTGACCAGCGCTATACCTCCACCTATCTGCAAGGAGGAAGAATCTGAACTATCTATTCCAAAGTTCTCAAACCCACGGAACACACCATTAGTATGTAAGAATCTATCAGCCGCAGATACAAAGTCTTTTGCTGATTGTGTGAATTCTTTTTCAGAAACAGATCCTATCGGTCTACGATCAATTAACCTTTCTACAATTTGAGTAGATGGTGATTGCCAATTAACCTCACAAGTAGCAAGAATAAGTAACTCATCATCAAGCTGCAAACTTGGGAAGACTTGAATGTCCACATAAGCTGGGGCTAAAATATTGGTTCCAGAAGCTCCTGGTTCTAAATATTCTAGCTCAATATAATCAACCCCCGTATTATCATAGAAACGAACAGGTGTATTTTTGCTACCAGATGTAACAGGTCCAAAATCAAAGATTTCATCTGTAGAAGGATCTCTACGACCAATGTAACCATCGTATTCTCCAGAAATAGCATCATATGATAAGATATAGAATCTAACATAACGCTCAATGCTAGAGTTATTGTCAGTAAACCCTCTTAG